CGATGTGGCATGCTCGCGCAGCATATTGAGCCCCGGCATCCCACCGACGGAAGTCCCCCACCGACCGCGCCGGTAGATTTCGGCCAGTTCGACGCCACTGCTTTTTTCGCGGTTGTGGCCGTCATGTGGCCAAGCGACCGGGACGTTCGGCGCGATCGCCCGCATCGCCGTCGCGTGCTGCAAAGGCAATGCGTCGGACATGCGGATCGTATGCAGGACATAAAAGACATCCATATCGCGATCCCAAGCGCAAAGCGCGGCACCGAACGGATGGTTGATACCGAAGTCGATGCCCCAAATCTTCGCCCAATGCTCCGGCACCCGGTCGAGCGGAATAGCCGGAATACGCAAGTCCTCGTCGGGCGTCGGCCACACCTTGCCCTCGCCCATCAACGGCTCACCGTAGGCGCGGGCTCGCCGCTCCCGCAGCGGGAACAGGTTGATCTGGCGTTCTCGTTCTTCCTGACTGTACCACGTCGCATCCATGATCCCCATGTGAATCACGCAGCGCTGCGGGTCCGGCTGTTCCAAAAAGCGGCAGACGACCTCCGACATGCCTTTGAGCGGCGTGAAGGTCATCATCGAAATGCCACGTCCACGCAATCGGGCAAGCCCCTCAGTGTAGCGGTCCTCCGGCGGTTCCTCGTCGAACCAGATCAGGTCGATGTCGGCACCCTGCCAGTGCTGCCGCTCTTGCACGTAGGTCTTGAACACCAGTCGGCTGATGCCGCCGCTGACGTGGCGGACCTGGAAGCTCTCGTAAGCATCGGCCGCGGTGCGGCTCACCGACGGCTTGTCCACAAACCGATCGCGTGGGATCATGCCTGTACCGAACGCATCCTCGACGCCGGCGGGACCGCACAGTTTCGTCTGGCCGCCCTCGCGCAACATCGTGACGCTGGTGCCGGCCGCCCACACCCGCACCGGCTTAGCGAAGCGGTATCCCTTCCACCAGGGAGGATACTCCCCGGTGAGATGGCAGGCGACCTCGAACGCGGCGCACTCGGTTTTGCCGTTGCCGTTGCCGGCCATCAGCATACGTTCAGTATATTTGGCGCCGGCCTCGAAAAACTCCTGCTGCTTCGGCACCGGCACAAAAAATTTCGCCCGCTCAAACGTCTTGCGCTCGACCGCCAATTCGAGCGTCGCGATCAATTCATCAAGCGTCATAGAAGCGGCCTCGGTATCGTTCGATCGCCTGCCCGATCATCCCCTGGGCAACCAACATTTCATGCTCCAGTGCCGGCGTCGGCTTTTCCAGATAGGCGTTAACCAACTCCATGTAATCCTCGGCCAGGCATTCCAGTTCCAACCGTTCCTCGCCGCTCTTGGTGAGGGCGACCGCCCACAGTTCCTCGCAGAGAGCGCTGACGGTCACACCAGCCCTTCCAAACCGTTGAGGCCGGATGGTTCCTTGACCTCCTCGAACTCGGCATCGACGACCGGGACCTCGACGTTCCCGAGGAGAACTTTCGGGTCGAGGCCGAGTTTTTCGGCCAACTCGCCGATCCGAGCGAGCTTCTGGTCGGTGGTCATCGTGACTTCGACTTTCACGTTGCGCTCCATCACCTCGTTGATGCCGGTGCGGTTGAGGATGGACAGCGCCGCTTTGAGCCGGTCCGGATGCGTCTCGTTGTCGATGGTGTCCTGCAACACCCGCAGAGCGCCGGGTACCAGGGAGGCCAGCCGGGCTCGGGCATCTTCGCGGATGGCGTCCTGGATATTCTTGCTGTGCATCAGGCGGTGCGCCGTGACGGAAGCGCCTTTCTGACTGTAGCCGGCAAGCCGGGCCGCCTGCGTGGCGTTTTCCAACCCTGAGTTGTTCAAAGCGATCACAAATGCGCGCTGCCGTTCGTTCAGCGACGTCATCGCCGGGCCAAATTCGACCGGAGCCTGGATCGTGGTGAGTGCGCTCGTCATACCGCTTACATAACATCTGGCCTTCATATTGTCAACCGCAATTGCGATGGGCCGAAATCGTTAGCCCCGGATAAACAGCCTAGTTGAGGGCTAGTGTTGGTTTTCGGGTACTTTTTCGTCTGTGGAGAGAAAGCTAAGCGACGATTAACATTGGTTTCTAAGTGCCTTTTCGCCTATGGAGGTTTCCGTGATCACGCCCGCGCCCGCGCACGCGGAACCCTACCCCTACCCCACCCCCGGTCTTTTCGCGCGCGAGGGCAAACCGTTGGGCGCAAATGCAACACCTGTTGCGCTTTGGCAACATCTGTTGCAGTTTGGCAACACTTGTTGCGTTTTGGCAACACGACATACATGCGCGTTCATCATTGTGGGACGCATTTGCCTCGCATTTTATCTTTTTCGGCTTGACGGCGCATCGGCGGCGGTCTACTGTAGCGCCAATGCGACAAGTCCCGTCCTGGGACCCTCGCGGAACCCTGCCTCCAGTTGCCGGGAGAGCAGGGGGCCAAGACCAGAGCCGGCAACCACCAAGGGCGGATCGCCGGCCCGGCACCTAACCAGCGAACGAGGCGAACGCGGCACCAATCGAACCCGCGACATGGGCAGGCTGGCAACAGTCAGTCGAGCGCTCGATCCCCGGCCTCCGGGGGAACTCAACATTGACGTTGCGGTATGCCTCCCCGCTCGCCGGGGAGGCATCGCGGAACGCCAATGTTCCACGGGAGAAACCACGATGACTGCTACCGCCGACCGCGCAGCGCTCAACCGGGCGCTGGCCAAAGCCATTGCGTACGCCGACTGCAACAAGCCCGGGCGGGCCGCGGCATGGGCTGCCGAGCTTGTCCGGTTGCTCGGCGCCAAGGGCATCCTGACGGCCGAATGGGCCACTGCCCGCCGGCCGGAGTAACCGCCATGCCGCCGATCACCTATCGGGAATACGTCACGGCTTGCGCGCTTGCGCACCTTTCCGACGACATTGGGGGGCGGGCGTTTCAAGTCATGCTCGCCTACCTCGGGCGTCCGTTCAACCCGGACGAAATGGAAATCGGATTGCGGCACGTGCGCTCGCTGCTACTGCCGCCACCGCCACACTTAAATGCGTCAGGCTGGAAAGCCATCGACGTGTGACCAAGGCGAAACGGCCGGGCAACCGCCCGGCCGTCGCGGCGTTAGGCGCCGCCTCGATGGCCTAGGGAGGGCCGAAACGATGAAATACCAGATCGAACCCGCGCGCGTCACCATCTGGCTATCCGCTCGCGATACGGCGGAATGGGCCCAGCGACCCGGCGCGCTTTGGCCATGCAGTTTCCTGAGCGGCAAACGTGTCATGGCAACGTTCGTTGCCGGCGGATTAGTCGCTTTGGAAATCAACGGCGGCCGAGGATCGCAAGACGTTCTCTGCGACGAACTCAACGCGATCACGTCCGATTTCCTGCGCCCCATCCTGCCGCAGGATCATCCGGCATGGTTTGTCGCGGTCGGCCAGTTCAACTAGCAAGGCGAAACGGCCGGGCAACCGCCCGGCCGTCGCGGCGTTAGGCGCCGCCTGATGAGCCTCGGAGTAACTACAATGCATCCCCTGTACAACCGCTCAACCCGCTCGACACTGCGCGAAATCGAGCGCATCACCGACGCCGGCGGGAGTTACCATCGCGACCGCGATACCCCGCGGCGCCGGATCGAACGCCTGTTAAACGCGGGCCTCGTCACGTTCGGACGCGACGGGCTGGTAATCACTACCGCGGGGCGCACCGTCTTGGATGACTGGGACTTTCTTGCATAAAAGGCGAAACGGCCGAGCGATTTGCCCGGCCGTCAAACCTTCCTGAAGGGAGTCAAACGTGGAAAAGCTACCGATCAAAGAGACGTTGGAAACCCTGGCGGCGGCGCGCGCACTGCATCGTCATCTTGGAATGCTGCCGTGTAGCCAAGACGCCCACCGCAATATTCTTGCGGTTATTTCGGAACTGAAATCGTCCCTTGGCAACGCCATCGACCAAGCCGACTTTGTCGTTTGGTTGGCGACTCAGCAAAATTACGATGACGATACGTTTGCCGTCTCGACTTCGCCCGATCGCTGCCCAATTGCCGTGTATCTCCGGGAGCGGCACAGGATCGATGCGACCGTGGTAGGGGGCTACTGGCGTCCGAAAGACCCCAACGAGTTCGCCAATGAGTTCTCGTTGCCTGAATGGGCGTGCCGGTTTGTCGCGGAAATCGACGAACGCTTTGGGCTTCGGCGTGGCGTGACTGTCAGGGAAGCGCTGAAAGTCTTGGCGCACGTATGCGCCACGAACGAGGTATCGCGGACTTAGGCCAGGGGATTGAGACATTATGGCGAACCACCGGTCACACCATAAAGTGTGTGACCGGGGTTTCGCCAAAAGCCGGTCAAAAAGCCGGTCAAACCTGGGAACATATTGATTTCGTTTGCAAATTTCACAAAGTAGAATTTCAAAAGCCGGTCAAAGTGGTGAGGGTATTGAAAACATTGGCTTTTTTGCCCGAACGGTAATGCCAATGTTTCCAATACTTTCCCGGCTTTGACCGGCTTTTGACCGGAAATTCGTTAGGTCAGCATACCATACCCGCCTTGCCACATTTTTGTTAACCAATCCTTAACTATGGCATTTGAGCAACACCGCATTTACCGGCGCATTTGCGTTTGATCGAAGCGGGTAAATCCGTTACACTTGGCCTGAATGGATTTCTTCAACCCTGGGAAAGGACAGGAAAATGGACAATATTTCACGGCTCATGACGCTCTCTACACTTCATCTGCCGCCAAAAAGCGCAGGTGAAGTGCGAAAAAGCATCGGTTCCTACCACAATCCCCAAGACAAAGAAGGAAAGAGCGATCGATTTTTCGTTCTGGCTGAGCTTCTCAGCCAGGATAAAAACTTGGCCGTTCAGCAGGTCGGAAATTATGCCCTTTCGCGGCAATGCGAAGTCATCTTTTTCGACCCCGACGCTGACCCCCTCCCCACTTTGCCGATCTACGACGAGGCGTTTGTACGTCTCGCCGATATCGCGTTGACAGCCTTCGATGAAGGCACCGGTGACCCCGGCGCCGTCACCAAGGAAAGGCTGGCCGAATTGCTGTTGGCATCGCTGATGCACAAGGCACTCGTCGAAGGGTGGAAATGGAACCACATGATCGCGGAAGCGCGTGATCTCTTCATGGCGGAAGCCAACATTCGCAGTGCTTCAGCGTGACGCTGCGGAGTGCCGCGCGGGGGCATCGCGGAGCGCCAAGCTCTATCGGGAGCGCCGCCGGGATCGGGCGCAGGGAGTACACGATGACAGTAGCCAAAAACCGCGCGCAGTTACTTTCGATCCTCAAGTCGGGGGAGATGCCCAAAGGGTTCGTTTGGGATTTCTAACCCCCCGGACCCGGCATGGCGGTAATCAAATGATGGAAGTGGAAAATACCAGCGTGTCGGCAACGATCTTCTCTTGTTAGAGGTTGAGAAGGCAGATATTGTTCTCCCCGAGGGCAATATCTGCCTGCACATCAACCCTAGCCTATTGCCCAAACTGATTATGGCCCTAGAGAAGATGCTTACGGACGATGTGCCGTTTCAGGCGGTTGATTTTTTTGTCGGAGAGCGTGAGTGACCTGATCCCCTGAACTAAGGCTCACCAAGGCTCGCCGGGTTCCGATAGCTCGGCGAGCTTTGGCGCCTCTGGCCCAAGCGCATAATGCGCCGGCGTGTGGCCCGCCCCTCCGCCGCTGCGCTGGTGATATTCAAGCCATTTGAGCGCAGTCAATGAACTGAGTGCGATCGCTACGTCGCGCTCTGTCATCGCGAGTTCCCTGGCGATTTCCGCCGGCCCGTGATCGCTGGCGTTCGTGCGCCCGCAGTAGAGGTTCTTTTCTAACCGGCCCAGAACATGGCGAAAAACTCGTTCCATGCGATCCTGCGGTCGATGGCCGGCCACGCCGTCGCGCGTCAGCACCGGCGACCGCTCGGAGCGCCAGAAGCTTACCCGCTCCTCGGGGGCAAAACGATTAAATTTTACTTCAAATGTCATCTCGCGTTGCCGGAATGCCACACCGGACCACTCCCCGGCTTTGAGCGTGGCGACCAGCGGAAACGATGCTTCCATTTGCTGCGAGCCGCCGACGTCGCGACCCTCGCGAACGCCCGTCAATGACGGATGGTCGGTGAGCAAGGGGGTCACGTTACCGAGGCGACACACCGCATTGAGCCAACGCGTGACCAGGGCGCGCGCGGAATGGTCGCTGTAGCGATTGAACGACACAAACTCGGCGAGCGGATCAACGATGAGCAGCGTATGCTCCGCTGACCGGGTGACAAACGGCACCACTACCTCCCGCATGAAGGCGGTGTCGCTGACAGTGCCGTCGTCGCCTATCGAGGCGAGCAAATGGCCGGCCTTGACCGGCTCGCTCAGTACCGATCTGATCGCGATGCGGTCGAGGCATGCCGGGTCGGCGTCGAGTTCCGCCGCGATGCGGCGCAGGTTGTCGCGGACGGGTCCGTAGGCGTCCTCGCCCAGCAGCATCGCGACGTTCAAGGCACGCGTGTCGCGCCCGAGGAATGGGATGCCGGCGGCGATGGCCACGGCCAGATTCAGCGCGAACGTCGTTTTGCCGACCTTGGCCCGCCCGGTGTAGAGGTTGGGATGATGCAACACCAGCCGACGATCCCAAGCCCATTCGACCGGCGGGAAGACGCGGTCGGCGAGCCAGGACCACGAGCGGAAGCCGTGATCCGGCGCCGGCGCGGGATGCTCCGCGGCATACCTGGCCGCCGCCTCGGCCATGCGCTCGGTGTTGCCGCCGACGGCCCACGATCCCGGCTCGTTCTGCATGTACGCCGCGGCGTTCGCCACCTTGGTCGCCAGTTCCTCGTCGTCCCACGGTGGAACGCAATGGGGGTTCCATTCGATGGCGATCAGGTCGAGCGCCTTAGCCTCGCTCAAGCCGAGGTTGAGCATTTCGGCGGCGAGGCGATATGTGCGGTCGTCGCCGCCTTGGCCCTCGATTGCCACGTCGCCCATGCCGACGTAATGCCGCAGGCGAGTTCGGGCGCGCTCGATATTGTCGGGCAGGTCGAGCGGCACATCGCCGGCGAGCGCCCGCACCGGCCGGTCCTGTGTGACCGCGGCGGCAATCCAGTCCGGCAGCGGCATCACGTCCCACGGCGCCGGCGGTTCCGCTAGGCCGAGGTACGGCCGGCCCTCGACAATCGACGGCGGCATCAGCACGTAGGAGCCGTGCCCGCGCGTGTCGATGCCGGGGCCGAGCTTGCCCGCGGTTGGCGGCAGCGAGCCGGCCAAGTAGATATGCCAGCCGCCGCGTGGTGTGCGAACGATATGGCTCCGGGCTGCCAGCTCGGCCAGCTTCGGCGGTACCTCCGGCCGGTCGATGTCGATGACGGCCCAGCCGGCGCGTTCCGGCTCGACTGCTACATTATAATCGGCTTCCGACCACCACCCGTTAATGGTTTCTTCATCTGTGGTGGCATCATGGAACCCGCGCGGCGTGGCCGGGCGCTTGCTGCCGGCGACGCACGGGAACACCGGGATGCCGGCGCGAGCATAGGCCAGGGCGGCCCCGTGTCGGGGCGAGATAGGCGCCGGTAACTGCAATTTCGCCCCTTGACATTGCCGCGCAATTGCGGTCGTCTATACCAGCGCAGCGGCGATTTGGCAAGGGGGGATCGGGATGAAGCAGGCAAAACAAAACGCCCCGGCAGTGAACCGGGGCGTTCCGCGGTGCCGCTGGCTAGGGCCGGGCGACTGGTGGGCGGGAACGGGCTTGCATCTCATCCGTGTCGCAAAGTTGCTGGATTGTCGTCTTGACGACGCTCAGGACCCGCTCGGCCTCGACCTCAGTGTATTGATAATGATCATTATCGAGAAGCTTCAGGATATTCAGAAAAGCCTCGAGAATTGTTGCGAGACGTGACGCGAATACGTTTCGCTCGGTTTGCGGTTTCGCGAGCCATTCGGCTTCCAGATACAGGTGCTTCAAGACCTGTACCAGCGCTCCCATCTCCGAATAGCCGATCGGGTACTGGCGAGCGTCGTACATCACCTTCAAATCGACAATCCAGCGGCGGAATTCGTTCAGCCGCGGTTGCCAGTTTCGCTCGAAGGCGGCGCGGTTGCGCGCCTGTCTGGCGAGAGACGCCGGCGACGCCGGGTTTCGGCCGTGCTGCACCAACCGTGGCCGCGGCTGGCCGGTATCGACACGCGGCCCGCGCGACCGCGGCCGGATCATTCGAGGCATTGATCGGCTCCCTACCGATACAGAGGTTTCGCGGATTAGGTAGCATGCGCGATGAATTTTTGTCAAGCATCCCGATTTGGCGCTTGACAACCGCGCAAATGCGATCAACCATGCAGCCGCAAAGGGAAGGGATGCATGGCCGATTTGCGACAGCGCATACCGACGCTGCGGGCCGCGCGGCGAGCGTTCGAGACTGTGTACGTTCTCGCGATGCTGGAACGGCACTTCGGCAACGTCACCCGTGCTGCGGCGACGGCCGGCATGGACCGTCCGGCATTTCATCGCAAGTGCCGGGAATTGGGGATTTCGCCGACGACCGTTCGAGCAAAGATGCGCAATAGGAGAAAGACAGATGGCCGTTAAACTTGACCGGGTGATCCGTCGCGCGATGGAATACAATTATCGGCAGTATCTCGACCGCCAGACACAGATCAAAGTAAACGGATTTGCTACGCAGGTACGGGCGGCGATTGTCAAGCGCCTGGAAGCTAAATGGGGAGCGCCCGATATCCAAAAGGATATGCGCGTTCTCGAAAAGTATTCGGTGGCGGCACTAGTTACTTATGGCATTATCGAAGTATTCGATCCAGCGAGAACTTCTGGTTTTGGATTTGCTGATAATAAGTTGGCGGTCGAACTCAAGACCAATATTTTAATCCCGACGCGTTCACAGTGGTACGCGAACGAAAAACCGCACGAAACCTATCATTGTCAGTGCCGGGATAGTGATCCCGATTACGCGGAACTGTGGGCGATTGTGAAGTGGCGTCGTAACGCCACGACAGAAAATCTCGACAAGCATAAAGAGTTCGCAAAGGCCATCCGGCCTACGTCGAGCTATTCCAAGATCGTCGAGATGTATCCGTTCCTCAATGAACCTGGATATCGGGTGGTTTTGTGATGAGAATGGATCAGGTATATTCGCTTGACGCCTTGCGCAAGCGGTTGCGCGATAACTATGATTTTCTCGATGACGCGAGGCGTCTGTCGGAAGAAAATCTTTGGAAAAAGTATCACATGAGTTCGCATTACGTCGGGATATTTCTTGACGATCAGCGACGAACGATCAGAGCAATCGCGCGGAAGCTTAGGCGGTGATCCTCGATTACAACCCGGCGACTGGCGCCTATTGGCTGCGGGTGCCTCGCGGCGCCACCCCCGACGCGCAAACGCTGATGACGGAATACGGCCTCGATTTCTCCGAGCCGGCAAGCACCTACAACTCGGCCGTGCTGTTTACACGCGATCCCTATTGCGCTGTCTCGTTCCGCGAAGGCGCCACGCCGGCGGCGCGGCAACAGCTTGACTGGATTATCCGCGAGGTCGAAGCGAGTTGGGCGCCGTCGAGCGATCGTCATGTCGATTGCCCGCCCGGCCGCGAACTCTGGCCGTACCAGCGCGCTGACGTGGACTACCTGATGCGGCGCCCGCACGGGCTCGACGCCGACGAACCCGGCCTCGGCAAGACGATGGTGGCGATTTGCGTGGCGAATGAGATGCAGGCGAAGCGGGTGCTGGTCGTCTGCCCCGCCAGTATCCGGTTGCAATGGGCGAAGCGCATCCGGGAGTGGTCCACGCTCGACCGGCCGCGGGTCTATGCGATCACAGCTTCGCGCTACGGCACCAGCGAGCGCGCGGAGTATTCCGTCGTGTCATTCGACCTCGCGCGCCGGCCGCCGATCCTGCGGGCGCTGGTCAAGCAGGAATACGACCTGCTGGTAATTGATGAAGCGCACTATTGCAAGGAAGTTTCGAGTAAGCGTACTCGCGCGATTTTCGGATATCACGATCGCCGGCCCGACGATGGCGAGAGCGAGACGGTGGTGACGGCTTGTCTGGCCGAACGGTCGAAGCGGGTGCTGTGTCTCACTGGGACGCCACTGCCCAACCGCCCGCGCGAGGCGTATGTGATGGCTCGCGGACTGTGCTGGGATGCAATCGACTGGCTGAGCCAGCGAAAGTTTGCCGAGCGCTACAATCCGATGCGGAAGACGGAAGTGCGTCCCGGCAAGGTATTCGTTCAGGAGCGGCAAGGCCGGCTCCCCGAGTTGCAAAATCGAATGCGGGCGCACTTCATGTGCCGCCACTTGAAACGTGAAGTTCTGCCGCAACTCAAGCTGCCGATTTACGATCTGATCCAGGTCGAGGAAACGAGCGCGGTCAAACAGGCATTGGCGGCGGAAAGATTACTCGACATCGACCCCGAGATGTTGGCCGGCGCCGACGCGCAGATACTTGGTCAGGTCTCGACCGTCCGGCGGATGATGGGCGTGGCGCTGGCGCCGCAGGTAGCCGATTACATTGCCATGTTGATTGAAGGCGGCGAGAACAAGTTGGTCGTGTTCGCTCACCACGTCGAGGTTCTGGATATCCTTTGTGAGCGACTGCACGAATACGGGGTAGTGCGGGTCGATGGCAGCGACACGGCGCGATCTAAGGATACTAAGGTTCGGGCGTTTGTCGAGCGGCCGGAAATCCGGGTGATCGTTGGCAACATCTTGTCGCTCGGCACCGGCACGGACGGGTTGCAGATCGTGTGCAACCATGGATTGATCGCTGAGCCTGACTGGGTGCCGGGGAATAACGTACAGTGCGGCGACCGCCTCGACCGCGGCGGCCAGCGGGAGACGGTTCAAATCGACATTTTCGTCGCTCCCGGCTCGATTGCCGAGCGCATTTTGGCGACGGCACTTCGCAAAGGCGGCGTCATTCACAAATCGCTTGACATGCGCGCATCCGAGATTGTATAGTCGGACGCAGATGCGAGGGAGTATCCAATGCAGATCACCAACGGCATAGTCGAGTTCCAGCGTCAGCGTCGGACGGCCGACTACGAGCACAAGAAGGCAACGGTGTCGCTGTCGTTTGTGGTTAACGACGGCGAAAACCCCGACGACGAGATTACCAATGTCGCCGCGCGTGCGGTCGCGCAAGCGCTGTCGATGGTGGGCGAGAAGTCGCCGGCTAAATTGGCGGTCGAGCCGGCGTCGAAGCCCGAGCCGAAGCCCGTGCAGCGGACGCCCAAGATCGTCGAGGTGGTCGAATTGCCCGAGCCGACGGTTGCTCCGGCGGTCGAGGAGCCGCAGCCGCCCAAGCCGGCGGTCGAGGAGCCGCAGTCGCCCAAGCCGGCGGTCGAGGAGCCGCAGCCCGAAATCACCGATGCCATGCTCCAGCAGGCGTGCGCCAGGAAGAACGAGGAACTGATGAGCAAGGGCGAGCCCGCCGGGATCAGGATCAAGCAACTGATCGTCAGCATGACCGGCGACCCGTTGAAACCGGTCTATACGTTGGACCAGACCAAGCGAGCCGAATTCATCAAGCGGCTCAAAGCGCTGTGATGTCTCGGCCGAAACCGAGAACAGGATTCAACTACTGCCCGACCTGCGATGGTTCGGGTTCTTGCCCGGACTGCGACGGCGGCGGGACAGGCTGTCGCACCTGTGGTGGCCTCGACTACTGCCCCGAGTGCAAGGGTGTCGGGTTCGTCGTGGGAGATGACAATGGCCCATGTGTCGATTGCACCAACATTGCCTGCCGATACAGCGGTTGCCAAGGTCGCCGTCCCTCTCAGCGCCAGGTCGCGGCTTTACGTGAGCGGCGCTCGACGCCAACCGAAGGTTACAACTCCGGCGCCTAAACCGCCCAAGGGCAGTCGTAAACGCTGGTACGCATAGGGAGATAATGATGCCGGATGGTTTCACGTTGCCCGAACACAGCCCGCTTGGGGCCAGTTCCGCCGAGCGGTGGATGCGTTGCTCCGGCTCGGTAGCGTTGATCCAGGCGCTTGGCCCGATCGAGGCCGACGAGCCTGACTATCGGCGCGACGGCACACAGGCGCACGCGCTCGCGGCTCATTGTCTTAACGCGAACTGCGATGCGTGGGAGGCGATGGGCGAGTTCGACGCCATCTCGGCCGAGATGGCCGATGCTGTGCAGGTTTATCTCAATTACGTCCGATCGCTTGGCGGCGATCGTTACGTCGAGCATCGGGTTCATCGGCCTGAGTTCCATCCTCAGTTTTACGGCACCGTCGATTTCGCGGCGGTGAGCCGCGTGAACGAGGCCACCGAAATCGTCGATTACAAGCATGGCGTCGGCGTGGTCGTCGAAGCCCGAGATAACCCGCAGCTTAAGTATTACGCCTACGGGTTCATCGGTGACGGTCCTACTGCCGATCTGCCGGTCATGGATGGCGAAACGGTCAAGTTGACGATCGTTCAGCCCCGCGCTCTCTGGCACCCCGACGGTGTGATCCGGTCATGGGAGACGACGGCGGGCGACATTCGCCGTTGGGCGAGAGAAGTGCTGCGGCCGGCGATGGAGCGCGCCGGCGAGCAGAGCTTCGAACTCGGTGAGCATTGCCGCTTCTGCCCGGCCAAGTTGGTTTGTCCGGCGATGCGTCATCTGGCATCGGACGCCGCCATGGCGCAGCACGAGACGGCTTCCGCCGACCGTCTCCTGAGCGTTAGCGACAACTGGCTCGGCGATTGGTTCAAGCGGCTATCGGTGCTCAACATGTTCATCAGCGCGGTCGAGCAGGAAACCTATCGCCGCCTGATTCAGGGCGATCATCCGGCGCTCGGCGCCTACGCGAAGCTGGTGGCGAGGCGGTCCGATCGGGTGTTCAAAGAGGGTGCGCCGGTCGAGGAACGCTTTGGCCCCGACGCTTTCGTTACGCGCTTGCGCTCGGTGGCCGAAATCGAGAAGTTGCCCGGCGGCAAGGAGTTCGTGGCCGAGTATGCCTACAAGCCCGACACCGGGTTGACGGCGGTTTCGCTGAGCGACAGGCGTCCGGCTGTCGCTGTTCTCTCCACCGAGGAAAAATTTCAGAAAGGGATTGACAAGCTCGCATCTGCGGGGTAATATGCGCTCTTGTTGTTAACCTTTGTTGCGATTGTGAGGATTGTTATGAGCGAACCGAATCTCTATGTGTTCACCGAGCCCGCGATCTTGCTGTTCGGGCATTTGTTCGAGCCGGTCATGTTCGACGAGCGTACGAACAAATTCCGCAAGGCGGAGAACGGTGAGAAGGGCTGGTACGACGCCACGTTCCTGTTCGGGGCCGACAGTCGCGATCTGGCAGCGTTGAAGGCGATCGCGAAGCGGCTGGTCGATGGCGCTCAGTTCCGCGACCGCGACGGCAACCCGATCCCCGACAACCTGCTGCAATTGCCGTGGGAGAGCGGCGAGGCGTTCATGCGGCGCCAAGCGGCCAAGCGCGGCGACAAGGCCGACGAGAGCTTGTTCAGCGGCCGAGTGCTGTTCAAGACCAGCACGATCTATGCCCCGCTGCTGAACGTCTACAGCAACGGGCAGCTTACCAAGTACCGCGACGAGATGCGCGGCAGCGCCGAGAAGTATTTCTACCCCGGCGTCCACGTTCTTGCCGAGGTCAACTTGCAGACGCATCAGGTCGGCTCCAACATGCCGGGCGTGAAGGCGTATCTCAACGAGTTGGTTTCGGCGGCGACTGGCGATCGTCTCGCCGGCGGTCGGCCAACCGAGGAGAAGTTCTCCGGGTATATCGGCGCGCGGTCGTCGGAGGACCCGACATCAGGGGCTGGCGCGAACCCCTGGTAACGAGGCACCTGTCGCGGGGTGCAAGCGAGGGTGTGGCCCCGAGCCACGGAGTTGTCGGGGCAATTTCCGATTTCGCCTGCCCGGCGGGGCATGAACGGCGGCCCGAACGCGCGCACGGGTGGGCGCCAATGCGGTATACCGAGGCCGGGCAGGCGAAATCGGAAAAGGCAGGGTGGGATGCGGGTTATCTGCGATTTCGAGACCGCGAGCGCGTGCGACCTGAAACGCTGCGGTGCTTGGGTTTACGCGGAGCACCCGACCACCGAAGTGCTGTGCTTTGTGTGGAAGGTTGAGGGCGTGGAAGACATGTGGGGCGTGTGGGCCCCGCGGTTGCCCGAGTATCGCGATCTGGCCCTCATTGCCCATCTGGCTGCCGATCCTACCGTCACGTTTGTTTCGCACGCTGTGTTCGAGCAGGCGATCTGGCATCATATCATGGTGCCGATTGTCGGCATGCCGCCACTGCCTCCTTCTCGCTGGGAAGACACGCAGGCGACGTGCGCATGGCGGGCTCTCCCGCTCGCGCTCGAAAAAGTGAGTAAGGTACTTCTTCTCCCGATTCAGAAGGACATGGAGGGGAACCGGCTGACGATCGGGCTGTCGCGGCCTCACCGTAAGACCGGAGCCCTGGATCGTAGCCCGGCTACGATTCGGAGAGTCATCCAGTATTGCCGCACCGATGTCGTCGGCGAGGAAATGCTGCTGCATCGCATCGGCTCGCTGTCGCCCGCCGAGCGCAAGGTGTGGGAACTCGATCAGGACATCAACCAGCGAGGCGTCCGCATTGACCTTCAATTCGTTAACGCTGCGCAGCGCGTGGTGCGTAAGGCCAGCGTGCCTCTGATGGAGGAATTCCGCGATCTTACCGGCGGCGTGAACCCCGGCCAGCGCGACAAGGTGATCGCGTGGGCGAAGGGCCAAGGCGTCGAACTCGACAATTTGCGGAAGGATTACCTCGACGAATTGCTCGGCGAGAACGACGAAGACAGTGAAAGTCTCGCGGGTGACTACGATGAGAACGATCGAAACGTGTCCGTGGCCCTCCCGGGGAATGTGCGGCGAGTGCTACAGATTAGGCAGATGCTTGGTTCTGCCTCTATTAAGAAGCTCGATCGAATGGTCGCTTGCACCGGCTCCGATGGCCGAGCCCGCGGATTGCTCCAGTACCACGCCGCTCACTCCGGACGATGGGGAGGGCGGCTCTTGCAGCCGCAGAACTTCCCACGCGGCACCCTCAAGTGCGACCCGCAAACGGCCGTGGATGCAATCTACACCGGCGACCCGGAAGTCGTCGAAACGACGCTCGGGGCCACCGCGATCGAAGCGGTAGCGTCGAGCCTGCGTCATGCGCTTGTTCCCGATCCCGGTAAGGTTTTCCACGTCGGCGATTTCGCCGGAATCGAGATGCGGGTCGATTTGGCCCTCGCCGGCCAGCACGACAAATGCGCACTGCTGGCCGCCGGTGCCGACGTCTATCTCGACATGGCCTGTGATATCTACGGCGTGCCGCGGGGCTCACTGACTAAGGCCGACACCGAAAAGCGCCAAGTGGGCAAAAACACTGTCCTTGGCTGCGGCTTCCAGATGGGACCGCTGAAATTCCACGCGCGCTATTGCAAAGGTCAGCCGATTGAGTTTGCGTTCGAGGTCGTCGAGAGCTACCGCACCAAGTGGGCGCCGAAGGTGCCGGAGATGTGGCAAGCATTCAAGGAAGCGCTTCTGCTCTGCATCGGCCGCGGGCGCACCGTCAAGACCTACGGCTGCACCTTTCGCCTCGCCGGCGAATACATGGCGATTGACCTCCCGAGCGGCTGGCAAACGCTGTGGTACTACGCGCCAGCGATGCGGACGAAAACCTGGCCCGACGGCAAACAGACATTAGAGCCGTCGTACAAGGCTATGAAAATTGGTCAGTGGACGACGGTGTTTCTCTATGGCGGCCTCATCTGTGAGAACATCGTACAGGCGCTCGCACGTGGCTTACTTGTCGGGGCGATGGGCCGGCTGACGCAGGCTGGGATGCCGATCGTGCTGACGGTCCACGACGAGGCGGTAGTTGAGGTCGCCGCGGACGCCGCCGACGAGGCGCTGTTTGTCCGCACGATGGAAGCAGCGCCGCGCTGGGCCGAGGACATCGGCATCCCAATCGCCGTCGAGGCGTGGACGGGTAATAGATACCGGAAATAGGTGCACTTTTCTCTTGCGTGATCGCATTTGCGATGGTATATGCGATCTATGCAAGGGAGATTGCGATGCACCAGGTGAGGGCTCGTCGAGCGGCGCGGAACGATCCTCGCTATGCCGGCCAGAAGCACGACAACGCGACGTGGACGCGGCGGCTCGCTGCGAAGATCGCCCGTGAGCAGGCGATCCGTATGCGTGCTGGCGCCGCCAAAAGGCGCGGCAAGTGAACAGTCGGGCGAAGGGAAAGGCCGGCGAGCTAGAGCTTGCCATCTTTCTGCGCGACCACGGGTTCACAGACGCGCGCCGCGGCCAGCAGTTCAAGGGCGGCGCCGATAGTCCCGATGTCGTCGGCATTCCCGGCGTACATCTCGAATGCAAGCGCGTCGAGCGCGGCCAGCTTTACGACTGGCTCGATCAAGCCCGGCGCGACGCCGCGGAGGGTTGTATCCCTGTCGTCGCGCACCGGCGTAACCGTCGCGAATGGGTGGCGATCTTGCCGCTCGACGATTTTATCGCACTGATCGCTGCGCTCGAACTGAGGGGATCGCCTGATGCCTTACGCTGATCCTGAGCGCAAGCGGGAGTACGATCGGAGACGCCGGGCCACGATACGCGAACAGTTTGCCGCTCTGCGTCAGTCAGTACAGTACGACGCCGACGGCAAGGTTCGCGGCCGATCGGTGCAATATGCGCCCGAGCGAGAGCCCTACGTCCCCCTGCCCGACGCGACGCTCGCTCGGCGCTCGACGCTGGTTGACGCCGAAGGGAACGTTCTCCAGCGCTGGGAAATTGAAAAGCCTGACCTCGCTGCGCGCGACGCCGCTTGGCGCGAGATTGCTACCGCTTTGGCCGAGGGATTGCCACGAGCCGAGCCGATTCCGGCGCCGGCCGCGGTCAACAGCGACTTGTGCGCCTGTTATCCGATCGGCGATCACCACATGGGCATGCTCGCCTGGAAGTACGAGACCGGCGACAGCTACGATCTTGACATCGGCGAGCGATTGATCGGCGCGGCGATGGCGCATCTCGTCGAGGTCACGCCAGCTTGCAACAACGGGCTCGTCGTTTTTCTCGGCGATTTCATGCACTACGACAGCTTTGTCGCAGTGACGCCCACCAGCAAAAACCCCCTCGATGCCGACGGGCGCTTTCCTAAGATGGTCCGCGCGAGCATCAGGTCGATGCGGCGCGTAATCGAAATGGCCGCGGCGCGGCATTTTCACGTGCGGGTAATTGTCGAGATTGGCAATCATGACTTGGCATCGTCCATTTTCCTGATGGAGTGCCTTCACAACATTTATGAGAATGACCCGCGCATTTCCATCGACACGTCGCCTCGGCACTTCCATTATTTCAGCTTCGGCCACGTGCTTGTTGGCACGCATCACGGTCACGGCGTGAAGGCCGAGCAGCTTCCCATGATTATGGCAACTGATCAGCCCGAGGCATGGGGCGCGGCCAAGCATCGCTATTGGTGGACCGGCCATGTGCATTCCCGCACTGCGCATGATTTCCGCGGCGTCACGGTCGAGAGCTTCCGCATTTTGCCTCCACCCGACGCGTGGGCGGCCAACAGCGGCTATCGCCCGATTCGCGACATGAAAGCGATCGTGCTCCATCGGGAGCACGGCGAGGTCGCCCGCTACATTGTCAACCCCGAGATGCTGAGGCACGCGGCATGAGCGTTTCCGAGCAAACCGCCAAGCTCATAAATCGTTTGAGCATGGATGATTTCGACATCCTGCATTCGTTTCTGCCGGCCGACGTGCCGTTGCTGCGGCCATTGATCCTGGCGCCGGACGGGCAACCGTACCTGTTTCGCTGGCATCTCGTCCCGCACAACAATCGGGCGAACGTGTATCTGCACATTCAGGTCGCCAGCGATCCCGAGCGGCCCCTTCACGATCATCCTTGGGACAACCAGTCAGTGATCTTATCGGGCGGCTATGACGAGATAGTCGATTTGACGCCGGGGCATCCGCACAGCCGAACGCTGACGCGCTCGCTCCGCAAGGGTGACGTGGTGACACGTAAGGCCGAGGAAGCGCACCGGCTGATCCTGCCGCCCGGCATCCCTTACACCATGACGCTGTTTTCGACCGGCCCCAAGCGGCGAGCTTGGGGGTTCTGGTATCCCGACGGCTGGCATCACAATGAGCGTCACGTTGCCGAGTGCAACGGCGTCAGTTTTCACGTCGGAGAGAAGAAATGACGGAAATTCTCGACTGGCGAAAGCTGACGGAAAAGGAGTTAGGCGAGATGGTTCAACAGGCGTATGCCGCAATGACCGGCGAGGTAAACCCTAAGCAGCAATACGGTGATCTGAAAGTGCCGCTCGGGCTCGTCCCGGCCAGCGCTGTTGCCTACATGGCGCTCGCGTTTAAGGAGGGTGCACGAAAATACGGGCCGTTCAACTGGCGGGAATACTCCATCCAAGCGATGACCTACGTGCACGCGGCCGAGCGTCACTTGGCCGCCTATGTGGACGGCGAGGACACCGATCCCGAGAGCGGCGTTCCTCATTTGGCCCACGCTCTTGCGTGTCTCGCTATTCTCGTTGACGCAAAAGAGGTCGGGCATTTGGCGGACAATCGGCCGCCGAAGGGTAACGCCGGCGCGCTGCTGCGAAAGCTTGCCGAAGCGAAAAAGGACGCTTGACAAGTCATCGCATTTGCGCTTGAATATGCGGCCAACCTCGGAGAGTTCTCATGTCGTCTCTGTCTTCCATCGCCGCTCAGATCGCTACGCTCAAAACGTCCTACGACCAGCTTACCGCCGCGATCCAGGCGATTGCCACGCAGATTGCGGCGCTCGAAAGCGAGGTGTCGGCCGCGGCGACGCGCAAGCCCACTCTGGCCGATGTGCGCGACCTGCTCAACCAGATCGAGCCGGCTGCTTAACGATGGTCGAGAAAGCGCAACCGATCGGCGACGCGGTATCGCTGGTTTCTATCGCCGGCGCGCTGCTCGGGTATCTGCCGGCGATTGCATCGGCTTTCGCTATCGTCTGGTACGGGATTTTCATCTATGACCGGGTAGCACTCTGGTGGCGCTCCCGGCGGGAGAAAACGCAGTGAGCGACGCGCAGCAGCATATCACGGCAGAAGCCAAGACCATCCTCAGCGACGTCATCACCCGCCTCGAAGCGGGCGAGCACATCGTCGTAACCAGCGTCGAGCAGATGATCCGCGCAGCGTCCGGCAAGCAGCGCATCGTGGAATACGTGATCCTCGGCTTTGCCGCCATCGGCGTCGCGGCGTCGCTGATCGCGTCGCTGCGGATGCTGCTCTAGCCATGAGCGACGTTGCCGACGCCCTGGTCGCCGAAATGGACGCCCAGGGTATCACCGATCCGGTGGTTCGCAACGGCATCATGGCGATCGCCGCGAATGAGGGCGGCTTTGGTGCGCTACGGCCGGAAATCGGCTATTCGCACACGTCGAACGACCGCATCCGCGCTGTGTTCCGCAGTCGCGTCAGCATGTTGCGCGACGATCAGCTCGACAAGCTGAAAGCCGACGATCGGGCGTTCTTCAATTTCGTCTATGGCGGCAATAACGCGGTAGGCCGAGCCCTCGGCAACCGGCCGGGCACCAGCGACGGCTACGATTTCCGAGGCCGCGGGCCAATCCAATTGACCGGCCGTGGCAACTACGAGCGTTATACCCGGCTCGCTGGTCACCCCGAGGTGATGAACAATCTCGATCTGTTGGATGATCCTGACGTCGGCGCCGCAGTGACCATCGCATACATCGTGGATCGCTACGACGGCTCGGGCTTCGACGGGCTCTTGCGTTGCGTTGGCTTCAACACGCCGGACATCGTGGCGCGAAAGCGGGCCGATTTCGAGCGGTTCATGTCGGAGCATACCTATGGGTAATTTCTTCCGGGCGCTCGTCTCTGGCAACGAGAGCGAGGTCCACAGCGTCGTCGTGGCCGGGCTCGTCTCGCTCGCTGTCCTTGTTGCCATCACGATCTACGTGGTGGCCCAGGATCATGCGTCGTGGAACCCGATCAGCTACGCCACCGGCGTCGGCTCCCTGATCGCTGCAATGGCCGGCGGCAAGACGGTTCACGATCGGCTGTCGAGTCCGCCGGCGCGCGAGCCCGAGGATACCCCGAAATGATCCCCGGCCTTGGCAATATCAAACTGCTCGGCGCGGTCGTCGGCATCGCGGCCACGGTTGCGGCAATCGCGGTCGTGACGCACAAAATCGACGACGCGCGCTATAAGGCGCTCGAACTGAGCGTTGCCGAGGCGCACGCCAAGGCGTTGCAACAGGCGCTCGATGAGCAGAAGCGGCTCGATCAGGTGGCGGCCGATGCCGCCCGCCGCGAAGCCGCCGAGCAAGCCGCGATCGCGGCGGATATTCGTCGTCAACTTGCCGAGGTAAAGCGCCATGTGGTCGCGCCTGTTGCTCCCTATTGCGTGCCTTACGGCCTTGTCCGCGTGCTCGTCGCCGCATCTCGCGGTGTCAGCGCCGACAGTCTGCCCCTCCCCGCCGGCAAATCTGATGGTTCCTGCACGGCTCTTGAGTGGTCTGACTTGGCCGCCGCCCTCGTCGCCGACTACGGGATCGCCCGCGGCAACGCCGAACAGCTTGACGCGCTGAGCCGGTGGTACGAGGCGGCCAAGCGATGACGTTCTCCGCCGCGTATAGCCGGTTTCGCTCGGGGTGGGGGTTTCTCGCCCTGTTGGCGGCGGTTATCGCCGGCTGGATGGCGGTGCATTTCATTACCGGCTTTGATCCCGATTTCACCGAGTTGAACCTTCTGTTGTCAATCGAGGCGAGCGCCGCGGTAACGCTGCTGATCGGGCAGCAAGAGGAACGCGAAGCGGCGCAGCGGGAAATCGAGGAAACGACCCTGGCGCTGGTCGAGGAAATCGACGAGCGTGTCGAGGAACTGGCGGAACACCCGTGATGCCCTGGGTGGTCGTCTTGACCGTGCTGTACGGCGGGGCGGGCGACGTTCACACCTTGGCGTTTGAGTGCGACAACACGCGCTGTGTCGCCGCGATCGAGGCACACGGTTTCCGCGATCCCCACGTAGCCCGCATCCGCATCTTTGCGCCCGGCGCCTACGTGCCGATCGGCAGTAACGCAACCCTCTGGCCGGCTGCGATTGACGAATGGTTGAACTGATATGCCACGTAATAATCGAGTTCGGGGTATCCGCCAAACCCTCCCTTCTGGCATTCTGATCGGACGCACAACGCCGGGGCAAGGGCCGGCGCAACAGATCGCGATTTCCGATTTGGCTTCTCGGATCGCCACAGCCGGCATCACCGCGTTGCCGTCGCGAGTGAACTTCATCAACAAGGGTGCCTGGTCCGGCACGTCGGCGTACAATCCTGGCGATGTGGTTACCTTCAACGGCTCAGCTTATGTGTGCTACACCGCAGTCGCAGCCGCAACCGGCGGCCCGTCGCCTACGCTTGACGGGTCAGTGCAATTCCAAGCCAACGTCGGCGTAAGTTCTGCCAACGGCGCGTTGACAACGACCAAGACCAACGACGTGATCTGCGTTGTGGCAACACCGTCAAAGGCGTCGGGCACAAACCCCGTCGTATCATCGGTCACTGCGACCGGCTTAACCTTTACCAAGCGAACTAGCCTCACCAGTGGCAACGGCGATGTTGAATTGTGGACAGCAGTCGCCGCCAGCGCGCTCAGCGCGGTAACGATCACGGTCAATTTCTCTCTCTCGACCGACGGCGCGGTAGTGTGGGCCTTTGGCCTCAACGGCCTCAACACCGGCACGATCTTCGATGCCAACGCTTCGGTGCCGGCGATTTCCGGGTCCGGCACGACGGCGACAATTTCAACCAACACAGCCGACGACGTGATCGTGGTTGCCTATGGCACACAGGGCACGCCGAGCGCGCCGTCGTCATCTCACCTGACTTTCACGCAGATTGGCACTAACGGTGCGATCGGCAACAGCCGCGGCGCGGTCTACTATGCCATCGCCTCAGGTACACTATCTTCCGAAGCGATTTCATTGACCAACGGTTTACACTTGGTTGATGCCTTGGCTTCGACTGTCGGCGTCAGCAACACATCGCCCGACCAGGATGATGCCCACTGGCTGAGCCAAGGGAACGTTAACACCGTCGATAGCAACTTTGCACTGAGCAGCGGCCAACTCAAGCTGGCGTCCGCGGCCGACAGTACAGTTGTCTCGAACATCTCGGGCGCCTCGGCTGAGCCGGTGTCCAACGGGCTCTCCGCGGTCCTCGACCACGCGTTCGGCGCCTCGCAGGGGAGCATCCTTTATCGCGGTGCGTCGTCGTGGGTGGTGCTGGCGCCGGGCACGGCGAACCGGCTGTTGCAGACCAACGGCACCGCCGCCAATCCCACGTGGTCGGGGACTTTGACCGGCCTTACGATTAGCGGCGGCACCATCGACGGCACGACGATCGGCGGTGTCACCAAGGCACCCGGTTCGTTTACCAACCTCACCGTCACCGGCACGTTGTCACTGCCGAACGGCGCCGTCACCAACGCGATGCTGGCCAACTCGTCGATGACGCTGGCCGGTCACGTTGTCTCGCTCGGCGGCACGCAGACGTTCGCCGCTTCGGACCTTACCAACGGCACGACCGGTTCCGGTGCGGTGGTACTGGCAACGTCGCCGACACTCAACGGCGCCACTCTGTCCGGGACCACGACGTTGCCGGGTGGCGTCAGTGGAAACGGTACAATCGCTGCTGGTGTTATCGCTTCAACTGGTCAACTTGGGATCGGCACGACCAGTCCAGTTTCCAGTCTCGATGTTCAAACTACGTGGAGTAGTACATCACCAAACAACTTGTCCGCGACATGGACTAGTTATGGCGATCCTACCCGGTTCGTCATTCGCGGCGCCAATGGCACTTTGGCGTCACCAACTGGTATCCTTTCCGGTCAATCCGTAGGCAACATCAATTTCCGCGGCTATACCTCAGCCGGCACTTGGACCGTCGGCCTCGTAAATTTGCAACCAGTCGCGGAAGAAAATTACAGCGGCACGTCGGCTGCGACAGGTTTTTCTCTCGGAACGACACCGACAGGTGGAACTCAATGGTTACCTGTATTCTATGTTTCGGGGGCCGGTAAAGTTCTGATTGGGAACTACCAAACGCATGGTGTTCCGGCGTATCCTCTTGATGTTGTCGGCGACGTGAACACCAGCACCGTGTATCGGGTGGCGGGCGCACAGATCGCGGCGTCTAACCTCAGCAACGGGACGACCGGCAGCGGCGCGGTTGTATTGACAACGTCGCCGACGATCAGTGGCGATCCTATTATTTCTTCAAATTATACAAGTATTCCAATAAGTGCGGATGGAGGCGAAATATTAAAATTATCAAATTCACAAGCACTTACCGGCGCTACATTCAGCCCCACGGATGCAAGGGTTTTGACGTTCGGTATAGATAGCGATAAATATGTCTATGCCCGCGTCGGGGGTACCGGGTTCAAAATATCTGCAACAAATACTAACATTTTTGCAGCAACGAGCAGCGCTGTCGGAATTGGAACCACTGCTCCGGGATACAGGCTCGACGTTCAAGGCGGAGATATCAACACAAGCGGCAACTTCTACCGAAATGGGGTCTTGGACGGCCTCAAGCAGTATACCGTGGCTACGCTTCCCGCCGCTCCCGGCCAGGGGGCCAGAGCTTACGTGACGGATGCCGTGGCCCCGACCTTCCTTGGCGCGCTCACTGGCGGCGGCACCGTTGTGACGCCAGTGTTCTACAACGGCACCGCCTGGGTCGCCGGCTAGCGCTGGTGGTGCTGCGGCGCGATCGGCATCCCGAAATAGTCCCGCTTGACCGCCGGCTTGGTCCTTCGCCGCTCCGGCATCCCGAAATAGTCCCGTTTGACCTGACGGGCCGCGCGCGGCTGCGCCGGCGGAATGCTGGTGTCGGGGGTTTCGAGGCGCTTGTTCTCATGTCGGGCTCGGTTGAGTTCTTCTTGCTGCGACCGCTTCTCCAGCGTCTCTTGTATCTTGGCGTACCGCGTCGGGTCGATGATCCACGGCGGCGCCGGCCGGATGCCTAAGAACCCTTCGAGCGGCGTCAGGCCGGTCCCTTTCAGTCGCTTGCCCTGGTTCTCGACCGCGATTGGCTCGAACGCCGGCAGGAATACGTGCGTCAGGTAATTGTGCATCCGATCGAGGAACCCGTGCGGCGCATGCCCGTTGACCGGCATCGACGCGATATCATGGCCGATCGCATCCTTGCCGGTGACCAGCGCCGTCCACGCAGTCTGCCAGAACGGGTTTGCCTTGTGGCCGAGGATGCTGATCAAGTTCTGCGCCGCCGAGAACGGGTCGCGCGCGAACAGCCATGCCTTGAGCAGGTTGAAAACGTCCTTCTGGTAGCCCGGCAACACCGCCCGCTCGGGCGCACCCTCCGGCGATTTGCCGCCGGTCCGCGGAGCGATCAAGTCCGTCCACATCGAATTCGTCTGCCACGGCAGCGCGCCGGTGCGGGCGTACTGATAGAGTGCATTCTGCAAGCTGGCGCCGACGACAAAGCCGAGCATCCAGCGGAACGCGACTGGGTTCCACGCCGGGCGCATGCGGTCCACATCCCAGCCGACGGCGTTGCCGAAGGCGCGCAGCGAGCCATATTCCCACCCGGTCGAGACGAGCAGCAGGTTCGCAAGCTGCTTGGCATAGGCGTTCCAGAACAGGTTGTCCTGGTTCAACTCGCCGAAGCGGTTGTCCATGCTATCGACGAGATTGCGCGCGTAAGCGCGGGCATCCTCGGCGGTCGCAGTCGGGTTTCGCCGCAGCCACGCTTCCATTTCCGCACCGAACGCACCCTGCTTGAGCCAGGGGATCAGGTGATCGAACAGCGGTGCCGAGATGGTGTTAAGCACCCGGCCAATCTCGCGCCCGGCAAATCCGACGAGCCGCGGCGCGAACATGGCCGCGCGAACGCCAGGCGCCTCATCCGGGCTACCGATGATATGCCGCGTGTCGGCTCTCAACTCCATCCCGAGACTGCGCCGTCGGATTGACGTGATAAGGCTCGGTGTCGAGCCCATTTTGTAAATTTCCTGGCGGCCGACTGCGCGACCGTTGGCCTCGGCGAACAGCGTGCTGACGGGATCGCCGGCCATCCGAAGGTAGTTCTGCTGCACGCGCCGTCCTTTCGCGGCCGTCTCGATCAGCGACGGCAACACAGTCACGCCGGCGCCGATGTCCTTGAGCCCACGCAGCAACTCGCCGCGCATGATCTCGCCGAAGCCGTTGGCGAGGCTGGCGATCGAAGTCTCCGATGCCATCGCCAGCGCGTGATAGGTCGGGACGATGAGCTTGAGGCCGGTCATCGCGTTCGCCGCATAGAGCAGGCGATCATAGAGCTTGCCGAAGCGCTGGCTATCATAGAAGCCGCGCGACAGCCAGTTGTTATACGACGTTGCAAAGCCGGGCGACGCATAGGCGCGCTGCATCACCCCCGGCGCCACCGGCTTCTCCGCTGCCAGCCCGCGCAGCGGCACCATCCCGATCGGCGCTTTCGGATGGTATTCAATGAAACCGGCCCCGTGCGCCGTATCGAGGATTTGCCGGGCGGCTAGGTGCCGCATCATCCCTTGCACATAGTGAAGGGTATTCTCAATTGGGTTGAGGAATTTTGGCATAAGGCCGCGCGCGATCCCGTCCGCCAAAGTCGGCAGCACGCGCTTCCGCAGCGACGCGCCGGAGCCTTGCTTGCCAATTCCAAAGACCTGATCCGCCTTAGCCGGATTTTGCCACAGATGCCGGTAGTAGTCCTCGTAAAAGCTGTTCATGTTGGGAAGCGTCGCCTCGATTTGTTGGCGCACGCTTTGGTAGACTTCCCGCACGATGTCGGCCACCGGCTTGAGCGGAGAATTCGGGTCGAGGTAGTAGCCGGTGCTGCGGCCTTCGATGTATTTCAGCATCTCATGGATCGGATTGCCGTTGAGCCGAGCCGCCGGTCCCAGACGAATTTGCCGCTCATACTCGGGCAGATACTTGTTCACTGCGGCCATGTACGGCTCAAGCTTGGCGAACTGGGCCTGAATGACCTGATTCGCCAGCCCCATTTTCTCCCGGATCAACGGCTGCACATAGTCCCTGGCCGCGATATACTTGGCCCGTTCCATCGCTTGCTGGGGCGTGCGAAACAGATTAAGCCGCCCGGACGTGTCTGTCATGATGTTGTGGAACGTGGCGTATATAGCGCTCGCGATATCATAGCCCCGCGCGAGTTCCTGCGTGGCCAGATCGGCGCCCGCTTCCGTCGCCGCCTGCTCGATGGACGCCGGCGCATTGGCCTCCTTGGTTATGGCTTCCAGGCTCTCAGCCGGGCTCGCCTTAGCCGCGGCCAAGCGTTTACCGATCGGTTCTGGCGTCGCCTCCGGCGAAGGCGCCGGAACTTCGGCCGCCTTCGGTACCAGTTCACTCGCCGGTGCCGTCCGCACAGCAGCGCCGGGCTCTTTCAGCGGATCGACAAAATTGACCCGCGGCACTGGCCGGCCCGCTCCGGCGATCCCTTCTTCCACGCCGAAAGGCACCAGCACCTCATTCATGAAATGGGCGGCCATCTTGGCGCTTTCTTCCGGCGTCTGCGCCTGCCGGTCGAAAACTTCGCTGATAAGCTGAAACGCTCCCGCGACAATCGGCAACGTGGCGGAGCCAAGCACCCGGCCGCTCAACTCGACGGGTGCCGCGATGAGCGAGCCCAGTCCCGTCATGATCTTGCCCGCCACCGGCGCGTTCTCGAACGAGCGCTTTATGTCCGATAGCGTATCGGGCAAGTCCTCCCACGGCTCGACAAGGCCAGCCTTTGCCGCTTCGGCGACACGGTCCAGCGCCGCTGTGGCGGCGTCAACTACCGGCGGCGTCACAGTCGGGGTGGTAAGCTGCGCTCCGAGAACCGGGTCCTGCAATGCCCGCTGGTAGAGTTGCATCGGCCGCTCGCCGGTTTCAGCCCAGCGCTGCATCAAGTTTTCTCTCACCGCGCCAACCTGCGCCGCGGTCGGATCGCCGGCAGCCGCCGCAGCAAGCGCGAGAGACGTATCGGTAAGCTCCTTGATGTCGGGCAACTGCGCCGCTAGGTCGTCGCTGGCGCGCTTGATGTTGGCCGCGATCTGGTCCGCGAACGCACTGCGCTGGATCGCTTCGACTTCGGGGTTGCTCTGGTCGAGCGCCGCGATATAACTCTGGCCGTACTTGTCGGCGAAGTCCTGCGGCCCCTTTACGTCGCCGGCGAGCAGCGCCCGCGCGTAATCGGCCATCATGTCAGGATGATCGAGGGACACCGGCGACGGCTGGTCGGGCGATGTCGGCTGAGCGGCGCCTTTCGCCTGTTCGGGATTGGCGGCCAAGGAGGCAGTCCAATTCGCGGTAAAGCGGTCGGCCGCCGCCTGGCTGAGATTGTATCCGAGGAATTGGTCAACGTCGCTGTCGTCGTAGCCGGCGGCGACTGCCGCGGCGCGGCGATCGGCCAGATGGCCGTCGATGTCCTGCCAGGAATAGCCGGCGGCGCGCGCCTGCGCCATCCGGTCATAGACCGGCGGTGACGAATAGGAACCGCCCTCCGCCGGCGCCGGCTCGACCGTACCCTCGGCTTCGCCGGTCATCGGGTCGATATCGTCGGCCATCAGATTTCTCTCCCTGAGCGTGTCAAGTCAGCGCCGGTCGCCGAGGCCGCGCCGCGGCCACGCTCGATATTGTTGATCTGGTTCCGTTCTGTTGGCGTCAGCGGCATGGACGGCGGACTGGTCCTCGGCAACGACGCCGCCGGGTTGGTTGTCTGGTCCTCGGGCTCGCCGCGGCTGGCAAGGCCGCGCTGTAGCTGCTCGCGCGGACCGTCGTAGCGCCCGCTGAAAATGTCATGGAGCGATGGCCGTTCAGCACTCGCCAGCGTCGGCGGTACCACATCGTCGTGGCGCGGCGCAAAATCGGCGACGCCGACGCTCTTGAACAGGTAACTCGGGCTGGCCGGGTCGAGGCCACCGGCTCCCGTCCGACGATAGGATGTCGTGAGCCAGTTGACAAAACGGCCGAACGCCGCGTTGCCCGCGCTGTCGGCGGCCGGCGCCAGCCGGCGCTGCGCGTCGTCGAGGACAGCGGCGAGTTGCTGCGTCGCGCCCTGCATCGCCGGCGTGCGCGTCGTCGAGAGGCCATGCAGCATTTGGGCATCGGCGTACCGCAGCGAAGTCCCGACGTGCCGCATGATCGCGTCGGCCGGAACGTTGACCTCCGGGTCGGCAATCGCCTTCACGATGTCGCTGAGGACATAGGGATCGCTGTTTGGAACGTCGCCGAACCGACGCAGGTTGTCGAAGGCTGTGTAGAGCGGCGCCTTGTCGGCCGGCGCGATGCCGCGCTCAGCCACCAGGTTCGCCATGAATGTCGGTGGAAACTGCACGCTCTCGGTGCGCGGGTCGAGAAGCTGCTGCGCGTAGCCGAACGCCTTGTTGCGCGAAATCCGCGCGGCGTCGTCCATGAGCTGATCGGTATGGGCGCCATGATCGAGAACCCGCGCCGCTTCCATCGTGTTGATGTAGCCGCTCAGGTGCGTCTTGTCGGTGTCCGACAAATGGTCGGACAGCATGTCCATCAGCGTCGTCGCGGAATTGGCGTGCAACTCCGCCATCCGTGTCACCGCGGCGCGCGCGATTTCGCTCTGAATGTGACTAGTGAGATCGCTGTGCACCGCCTCTTGCTGGTCGGGATCGAGCCCGCTCCCGCGAACGATGTCAGCGACCAGGTGCGGCGCCAAAGCAACACCAAGCTCGGCCGCCGTCGGGTCCTGCTTGACCATATCGACGAGGTTGCGCTTGGTTTGATCGAGGTCGGTGACCACCTGTTGCCCGGCCGCCGCATTGGTGTCGGCGACGCGCACCGCATTCAGGTGTTGCTGAATGATTGGCAGGACCGTCGAGGCAAGCTCCGCCCCGTCCGGTGTGGTGAACATACCACGCACCTGGTCGAGCGCAGGGTCGAGGCGATTGTCCTGCGGGAACGCCGGGTTTACGTCGGGCTCGGTATCGTCGTAGTCGGCCATGTCATTGCGCCGTCGTTATGTCGTCCCAAAACTGCCCGGCTTCCGAGGCAAAGGAAGATGCCGCGTCGCTCATGGATTGAACAGCGCCGGCGACGGCCGCTCCGACCGGTCCGTAGTTGCTGACATCCTGGGCGATGTCCGATGCCGCCTGGCCGAAGTCTGCTCCTTGCAAGCCGCCAAAAATGCCGCTGCTGTTGCCGCCGCCCGCAAGCGGTTCGATGTAGTTGCCCGATCTGTCGTAGTTGCTGTCGGATAACGTTTTGACAGACGTGATCGGATTGCCGGCCGCGTCCTTCCGGCCGTAATACCAGTCGTTTGCCGCCTCGCTGATCTGCCGTTGCTCTTTTGCCTCGGGGAACGCGGCAAAATCGAACGGCTTCTCGACTGCCGACTTCGCAATCCCACTCAAAATCGGTGCGCTGCGGCTCATCATCGGGACAAAAGGTATCGCTCGGCCGCCGCGGCCTCCGCCACCGCCACCCCCGCGGCCGCCGGCGAAATGGATGGAGACGCCCGTCGTCGCCGTGCGAAACCGGGCGAACGCCAGCGGCCAGTCGGAGTCTTTGATTTCCTCGGCGGCCAATACGCCACCCTCTTTGATCGCCTCCGCTGCTCGATCGTAGAGCGGCCCTAGCCGGCGCCCCGCCGTCTCATAGGCGGTGAAGCCAAGATCACTCGGCGAAATTTTGTCTTGCGTGGCGTCATAGACAGGAATTTTCGGCATTGCTCAACCTTTTAATACGGCTTGCCGGTATGCCAATTTATCGTGCCGACAGGCACCCATCCGTTACCCGTATATACCATGCCGCCACCAACGCCCGTCTGAATTGAAAGTGCTTTGGCAAAATTGGAGGTATCAATCGGACCGCCGCCTGCCGCCTCCGAAGCCATTGCAGACTGGGGCGTGCTGGGGAATACCGATTTGAGCGCGTTTGCCTCATTGGTAGCCTGCGCTTGCGCAATCTCGCTGGCTTGCCGCGCTTGCTGCGCGAGGGCCAGTTGCGCAGTGGACGCCGCGGTCGCCGCCGTCGCTTCCGCCCTACTGGCCGCGGCCTGCCCGAGATAGCCGCTTTGCGCCGAGGCGGCATTGATCCCGAGTATCTGGTTTTGCAGATAAGCTTGCTGTGTGCTCGACCGCAGTAGATCGAGCGACGAGCCGGACGAGGCAAACCCGGCCGCGGCGACGGCGGCCTTCTGCGCGCCGATCGTCTGAAAGGCCGATCGTAACTGCTGATACTGCTGAATTTTCCCGCTCGCTTCGGCGAGAAACGCGTTCTGCTCGGCGATCGTGGCCGATGTCGTATAGGCGCCGGCTTCGGCCTGGGAACCTTGCGCTTGCGCTTCTGCCGCCGTCGCCTTAGCTTGGTCAAGCTGAGACTGAGCGCGCAGCGACAAGACGGACGAAACAATCTCATTGAGCGTCGCCGTGTTCGCTCGGATCGTCCGTAAATCAGGCCCTTGGTCGAATATAGAGGCGGCCATTACAGTTCCTCAGTCTCAAGAAAACCGCTGATTGCGCACACGACCGCCGGATGCGGACCGTCGATGCGCCAGCACAAGGCACCGTCGAAGCTGTAGCTGTCCTCCATTTCGCCACGGTGCACCCCGTTAAATAGGGTGTCGGCCGTCGTTTCGCCATCGGTGCTATCGCGCAGCGGCGCCGCGGTCGTGTTGTTGAGGTCGGTGCCAAACGCAATCCCCTGCGTCTTGCTGAGCAACACCGCGAAGCGGTGATTACGCCGAGTCTTGCCGAGCGCCGGCCCCTGTGGCGATTTCGTCTGATCGGCGGTCGCCGGCCGGAGCATCTGCCCCTGACTACTGAACGCGTAGCCGATCACCACCGGCACATAGACGGTAACGCTGTCGCCGGCGCCATTGGTGATCGTCAGCGCCATTTCAGCATCGCCGTAGCCGCCTTGAACGCTGACCGCGTTGAGGTAACCCGGCTCGAACAGCCCATTGGGATCGGCATAGAACGGGACGAAAATCGTCCCGTTAACGGCTACGGTGTAAGTGCCGCAGTCGAGCCCGGCAACCCAGGCTCGAACGAGCGAGCCCGGCAACTGTTGCAGCCCGGAAAAGGTCACGCCGTCGCTCATAATGACGGCACTCCGACATCGGACGGATCGAGCGTGGTTTCCCTCGGATCAATCTCGTTGGTGTCGAGGAACCCGTTGTAGGTACCGATCTGCATCCGGCGCGCCCGGTTGAACCGGAACTGCGAGGGGTTACCAGCGAGATAGACCTTGGGCTGAGTTCCGAAAGGAAGCTGCCCGCGATTGCCCAGGTCGCATGGCGCGAAATTGAGCCCGGACAAATCCGAGATATGAAATTTTGCTCGATTGGCGGCATTGGTCCAATCGACATAAGTATTGGTGATCCACAGCTCAGCCATCGCAGCAATCAAACCGTTACCATTCGGGATTTGCGTTGTCGAAATCAATTCCGGCGCAGACGATGACGTTGGAAGCGAAATGAATTCTTGGCCGCCAACTGCCAATTTCGAAAGATCGAACCCGTTATTATACGGCAAACCAAGCCGAGATAAGTCAGTGTTGTCCATGTAAATAGAAACTTCGCCGAGTAACAAGTCTATCGATAGCATGAGGTGGTGCCAAGCTCCGCCGCCCGGAGTGGGGCCATTACTCCCGAGTATCGCGTTACCGCCGGTCCCCGGGCCGCCGATGCCATTGTATGTTCCACCGATTGCCAATAATTTAGACAAATCGGTAATTCCGAGTATTTGAGAAATCTCATAGCCAGTCCAAAATGTACCGAATAATTGCATAGGAGTTCCTACAAGAACCCCCGATTGTCCTTCGGTGTAAATCCAACAAGATAAAGAAAATGCAGTTTCTAACGTGCTAAAACCAAGATTATACAGCAAGCTATAGCCGTTAAATTTCACGCCGTCCTTTAGGACGCCGAACGCCAAACCCTGATTAGCCGCGGTCAACGTCGTACCCGGTGCGATCGTTGCACGACCAGGCAGGTTATCAATACTTGCATTAGGCCAATCAGCCGCCACCGAGCCAGTGCCGCTGATCCCGATCGAAGGCACGTAAAACCCGCACTTGACCAGCGACGTAGCGACGGCATTACCGGGTGCGGCGTCAATATGCCAAGCATTGCGGATCGTGTCCTTCGCCGGCTCGAACAATGGCCGCATGATCTCAATATACCGTTGCAGGCCATCGTTGACCACCAAATACAAAGCGTCGCTCAAACCGTCTTCCCGAGGAAGTATGCACATCCCCTCGAACGTGGCCCGCGGCGAACCGTGTTGGTGCTTGTGCCAGCCCGAGAACACCGGCTTTTCCGTCACAAATCGGCTCACCCGGCGATAGGTACAGCCAGCGAGAGAACCATCGGCCATGCGAGCCCAGATCACCGGCGCGCTTTCTTCCTGATAAGCCAGCTCAACCACGCCGGAAATCGACAGATGCTTCGACATCTCATTGAGATGCGAACCGGAGAACCGCCCGGTGAAGGCGTCGGCCAGATACTCGATGACGCGCCGGCCGAAACGCTGAACAAAAATGATCGCCATGCCGGCCCGGCGCGCCTCGACGAACTTGCTGCCATATTTGGTCGTTTGGTGCGCCTGAATGCTCGTCGGCGTCAGCGGATCGCTCAGCGCGCTCGCCTCAATGATCCACTCGCCACCAAGCGTCCCGCAGACAATCCCGCGGTCGTCGGGCAACATCCACTGGAACGTGTTCAGTTCCGTCGAGTTCAGTGTCTCGCTGATGCCGCTGCTGTCGAGAACGTTACCGTTCGGATCGGTTGGCGAAAACACAAAGCGAGTGACAGGATCGGTTGGCGCTCGCAAGTTGGAGATGGAACTGTCGAAGCGGTTTGGCACCGCCCCGGCCAGCCAAAGCCGGCCCTCATGGTAGGTGCCGACGGTCGGATATTGGGCCGATGTGTAGACCCCGAGCCGGAACAGGCTCATGGTCGTCCCGTTGGCCGAGTTCAACACCATGCCGGGAATGCTGGTGTCGAGCGTGACCGTCACCTGGCTCGGGCTGACATAGGACGCGATCTTGCCCCATGCCCAGGAGCCGGCGTTTGCCGAGGGAACCCACACCACAGTGTTAACACCGTTTACCACCGTCATCGTGCCGGGCGTGACGCCGGTGTTGTTGGCGATAGCCTGCCACCACGACACCCCGTCCGGCCCAGTTACCAGATTGCCCGTCACATAGGGGGTGCCGGCGTTCCAAGCCGGCGGCTGCGAAAACAGGCGGATATGGCGGCCCAGGTCGGTCGAGGAAAACGGCGTCGTCGTCGAAGCCGTCACCGTGATCGTGCCGGTAAACCCCGACACCGTGCAAGTGTCACCCGACGGGTCGAGATAGGGGCCGTCCGCAAAATCGGTAGAAGCCAAAGAGAATGTCGGGTCGTTGTTGCCGGTCGGTTCCTGCACCGTCAGCGTGTACGGCGGCAAGCCAGCGCTCAGGATCACCGCGTTGTTCTGTGCCTGCACAATCCGCAACCCGGCAAGGTCCGCCGCATGCCACGGCGCCGCGAACCGCTTGATCCGCAGCACCGTCGCGCCAACCAAGCCCCCGCTCGGCAAGGTGATCGGCAATCCGTTGCCCAAGATATCGCCCAAAACGAGCGTCGAGCCCGTCGTGCCGGAAATTGCCTGAAATACTCGACCGCGGCAGTTGCTTTCGAGCGTTTGGCTATAACCGGCCGGAAACGAAAACATGACCGTATCGCCAACCGTCCAGCCATGCGCGGCATCGAGCGTCAGCGTCAAAATACCTGCGAAATTTAGACTGGCCGCCGAGACGGTGCGCGGATCGTTAGTGAAGATCGGCGCCGGCCCCGACCAGAACTGGAGATTGCCGTCGGTGAACTCGCATACAAAAGCGCACGAAGTCGAGGATACGAACGGCAGAATTCTCGCCTGCGCCTGCTTGTAAGTCGGGCCGAGACGCTGCGTTCCCGAACGCCTGATCCACGCCCCTTCCTCAACCGGCAACGCATTGAAGCAGCGCGAGAGCGCCGTAGCGTAACGCGGGTCTTCGCTGCGACCCTGCGCCTGCGGCGCCCACTCACCGCCAAGGAAATTCGATTGGCTGTACGACGATCTTGGCATCACAGCCCCGGAAAATACGGCGTGTCGTCAAGCGGCGGAGGTTCCTTCGGCCGGTGCGGATCGGCATTGATCAGCGCGTAGGCAATCGCCGCGGCCATCGTCGCAGCGGCGATGCAAAGAATGGCGACCGCGACATGCGGATCGAAGTTAGAGCCGGCAGGCAATGTAGTTGTCCTCCACGCTCACCGTCGGCCCACGCTCGATCGCGTCGCGCAGCACCGCTCCGGCCATCGCCTCCTTATAGGCGCGGTCGATGCGGGCATACTTGTCGGCCGATTGCGTCAGCGGCTCGACAATTTCGCGCGCGATCTTCGCGGCCAGGGCATCGGCGAAACAGGGATCGAACGCCGACACGTTGGTAACGTCGGCGACAAAGCGGTAATCGAGCGCCGAGCCGTCGGCGCTGGTGAAATAAACGCCCTCATAGAGCCAGTCGTCGGCCATCTTGCCGGTCGGTGCACCGAGCGGCGTCACAAGCCCGGTCTTCGGGTCCTGCGGCGCCCGGCGCAGATAGCCGCTCGGGAGCCGGTAGACGTTCCGTGTGCTGGTGTCGCTGAGCGGCCCGGTACCGATCGGCCACGAGAGGATGATCGGGCTCAGCGTCGCGCCGGTGATTTTCAGCCACTTGTTGCTGACGGCCGGGAACGTCAGGGTCGTCGTCCAATAGCTCGCGCTCGGCGGCGTCTGCCCGAGGTTGAGGTCCACTAGGCTCTGGTAGTTGACGCTCGACTGGGAAACGATCTGATTTTTGTAGTAGGTGACGGTCGGATCGAACGCCGTCACCGTCTCGGGAGGATCGCTGTTGCCGGCCTGCAATGAGGCAAAGACATCATATGTGCCGGCGCCGGTGACCACATAGACCAATTCGCCCGCCGCGTAAGCCGTGGCGCCCGATGTGTCGAATGGCATCACACTCAGCGGGCCAAAATACTTGTCCCATACGGTCGCCCCGTCCGTCCCCGGCGTATTGCCGAGATTGTCGTTTGTCGTCGAGACCCAGTAGTCGCCGTTGTAGGACACGATCGCGCCGGGCAGGTAGGTGGTGATATTGCTCCAGGCGGGCGGCGTCAGCAGCCGCGTCGTCGTGTCGATTGGCCGCAAGACGGCGCGCTTAAGCGAAAACACCCAGTAGTGGTCGCTCATCTCGGTAACGCGCATCTTGTCGTAACAGACGGCAATCTCGCGCGCGCCCTTGCTCTTGGGCGCCGCCAATGTCTCTCCCGCCAGCAGGCGCTCGGCACCGCAAAGCTGGAGCGCTCGGGCTGCGATGTCTTCCTGTGTCGAGAAGGCCGGCACGCTCGGCCTCCTTTATTCGCCGGGGATACGCTTGATTTGGACGTAAACGCCCGTCGCGGTCGCAATGACCAGCTTGTAGGAGCCGTGCGGCAAATCGACCGTGGCGTAGCCATTGGCGGTGAAATCGGTGGCGCTCGACACCGACTGCAACGTCGCGCCGTCGCCCAGCACCTTTTGCAGCTTGACGCTGCCGCCGCCGAACGTCGCCATGCAATCGACGCCGTATTTGCCGCCGGTCAAGATGAACGCGGCGGTCGTGGCGTTGATGTTGCTGGCGAAATAGCTATCAGTGGCCCGCATGTTACTGCACCGTGCCGGCCGGGATCACCTGGAAGTCGCGCACCGAGAACAGATCGGCGATGAACTCGCAGAAATCGTAAACCTGCTGCGCCGTGAGCGAGCCGTCGGTAATCCGCAGTTCGATGGGATTGGCCCCGGTCGCGGCAGTGCCGACGACGATATCGCTGCGCTGACGCCGCTTGGTGACGGCCGGGTTCGCGACGGAATAGAAATGATCGGCCATGCGTTACTCCTTCTTCTCCGATCGCCGACGCCGGCGTTCGTTGAGCGCCTGGCGCATGCAAATAACCGCCATGCGTTCCAGTTCGCTGTCGCTGTATTCGATGTCATCGCGCATGCCAGGATGCTTCGCGCTCTCGTCGATAATGACGGTCACGGTGCGCATCGTGCCGGATGGCTTGACCTCGCGAACTGGCAACTGCGGCGTCGGAAACCCGGCGTCGTCGTTGTAGTTCATCGTGACCATCAGGTGAGCCATTGGCGATCCTCTTAGCGCGTGAAATAGCTGGTGGCCGAGAGCGTTGCGAGCAGGCGATCAAGCACCTGGCGCAACACAGTAATCGACGGCACTTTCGTCGTGTCGATGGAGAGCGTCACATCCGACACCGCCGGCGTCACGCCGAAATCGCCTTTAAGCGTGGTATAGGCGTTGTTGACCGCAGTCACGTGCGCCTGCGTCGGGCTCGCTCCATCGGCAACCAGCGTCGTCAGCGCCGCCTCGAACGCCGTCCGGTCGCTGTCGAACGAGGCGCTGTTGTGCGGATCGGAAATGTGAACGACGCCGGAAAAGCTCTCCTGGCCCAGCGTCGCTCTGTTCACCTTCAACGCCGCGCCAATCCGTGCCATTCTCTACTCCTATGCCGCCGGTCGGCCGGTCGAGGGCTATCACCTCGCCCATGCGCCCGCCTCGCGGGCCGGCCGCCGGACGTGCCTCGCTTAGAGGACGAAATCGACCTGGCCGTTGACCACGCCGGCGCCGTTGTTGGTCGCCGTGGTTGTCACCACAAGATCGAAGAACCCGCCGGGATCGGTCGAGAGCCCGAGCGCATCCCACAACTGCTTCATCCGCAGCGCGCCCACATAAGTCCCGCTCTGGCCGGAGGTCTCGGTCGGTTCGATAACCGCGGCCAAAGCGACAGCCGAGCCGAAGAACGTGGCGTTAACGGCGGTCCCCTGGTTAGCCTTCGGCGTGCCGTCGCTCGACGACGTGCTGTAGTAGATGCCGACGTTCCCCGTGAACGTGGTCACCGCGGCGTCGAGCCACAGCTTGACGGATTTCACCTTTGCCGCGGTGGGCAGGCGCACAAGCTGATAGGTCGAGCCGGCGGTGGGGCCGCTGGTAAACGCCGCCGAACCGTCCACCGACCGCAGAAAGCCGGGCGCGCCGGTGCCTTCCGTCACGCGAACGACCGGAACCGCGTCGAGGTTGGTGATCTGAGCCGATTTTACTGCCTCTGTAGCCATCTCGTTGTCCTCGCCAGGACGGGAGGGCCGTAGCCCAACCCGCCGCCTGGCTTACTCGGTTAGATGTTGTCCGGGCCGCTCAGGTCGCCGCCACACTTGATCTTGAGCACCCGGCCCGGCTCCAGCCGAGTGGCGCCCGAAGACATCGCGGTGTAGAGCTGATACGGCCGACCCGACAAATCCTCGCGCCGGGTCACGACGTTCTCCATGTCCATCCACATGCCGAGATACAACCCGCTCTTGACGAAAGCGATGCACTCGCGGATGTTCAAAGACAAGTTCAGACGCTCGGAAATCACGATGTTCCAGCCCATGAACCGGCCGCCGTCAAGCCCGTTTTCGTTGTTCAAGACCGGGCGGTCATTGAACTCACGGCTGACGAACTCGACGAGCTTCTTCATCTCGGCTTCCTGCCACGAGGAGATGACCAGGGTCTTGTTCCCTGGCTGCATCTCGGCCTCGGTGACGTGGAAGTGGCGGAACAGGCGGTCCGCCTCGATCAGCTTGTCCACCGTCATGCCGATCGAAGTGCCGCCGGCGCCGAAGGTGTCGGAAATCTCGTACTTGCCGCCGAAGCTGGCCCAGGTTTCCGTCGAGAGAGTCGAGCCGTCGGCGGTGCTGATCTGCGCGTCGCCAAAGGCCGCGGCAATGATCCGATCGTCCCACTCACGGTTGACAGCCGCGGCGGCGTTCTGGTTCAAGGCCGAGGTCGGGTCCTCGACGGTGCGCAGCTTGTCGAAGCTGTCCACCATCTGCACCAGCTCCTTATCGACCGGCATCACCCACCGGCGCTGATAGTCGGTATCGGTGCGATTGAGCGGCGCAAAACGACCGGCCGGCGCGCGCATCGCGACCGGCTTCACGTAATCGACGGGCGAAGCCTGCTTGCCGACGTGGAAACCTTCCATCGTCTTCCCGCGCAGACGCGACCGCATCTGCTGCAAGTTAAGCTGGATGTTCTGCCCGTACTGGACGGTTTGAAGTTGGAGAAGACCTTCGGCCACAGCCCAATACTCTACGAATAGCGCTGACGTAGGTTGCCCGTATCCTTACGGGGGGCGATGCTGCCGCCGGGCGCCGGGCGGGGCCCCCGCTCTGCGGCGTCGCCTTCCGGCGCGGGGTCCCGGCTCGCGAGGGAGGCGCGGCGCGGCGCGCGGCCCCCGGCGGCAACCGCGGTATATACTACAACGCAACTGCGATGTCAAGTGCGATTGAAAAAAGATTTTTCTCCCCAAAAACTCCCCAAACGTTCTTGTCACGTTCCGGCATTTTCTGGCCGGATCGTTCCTCTTGCGTTTTAACGATCTATCGCCTAACCTATTGCCACCATTAGAGGCGGGGCGCGTAGCTCAGCGGGAGAGCACACCCTTCACACGGGAGACGCCGGCTAATCAAAACAAGGACCTAGGCCGCGTTCCCCAACTTTTTCGCTTGGGGAAGCGAAACGCGGGCGACCGCCGCCCGCACCATCTCGACGTCACCATTCTGATAAATCAGCGACGACGACGCCTGACTGTGGCCGAGCGCGCCCATGATCGCCCGCAGCGTCTCGCCATTGGCCGCCATCATCGTTCCAAGGGTGTGACGCGCCATGTGCGGCGTGAAGCGAACGCCGGCCTTGGCCGCAATCCGCGGCAGCCAGCGGCGCAAGCTCGACCGGCTCGACCACGCAAACACGCGCCCGGCGCGTTCGCGGACCTGGCGCAAATCGGCCAACACCTCCGGATGTAGCGCAAACGTTTCCTCGCGGCCAGCGCCTTTGTTGTTGATCAGTGTGACCGTCGCCCGGTCAAGATCGAGTTGCAACCAGTCGAGCGCCAAGGTAGCGCTGATCCGCGTCCCTTGCAGAAACAGCCAGCGCAGTAACAGCCGCTGCTGCGGCGTCTCGGCTGCGGCGATCAACGCGGCGGCAGCATCGGGTGTCAGCGCCCGCGGTCGTGGCCGCGGCTCGGGAAAATACCGCACCCTGATCCAATCGCAGAGCCCTTCACTGGCCGCATGATGCAAGATAGTAACCGCCGGACGCAGAACGTTCCGATTACGGGTCGCCGCAGCGCCGACGGGGTATAGCCGCTTGGCGAGGTCATGCAGATCAGCCGCAACGATATCGCGAACCCGCTTGCCGCCAATCTCCTCGACCAGCCGGTCAATGCGCAATTTATCATTGCGGGCTGGAGCCTTATACGCAATATAGCGTCGCGCCGCCTCGGCGAACGTCAGCCGATCGCGATTCGGCGTCGCGGCTACACGCGCCGCGAATTCCCGCGCAATCCGGCGAGCAGACTTCTCGTCGCCTGCGCCCGTCGCAATCTCGTAAACCCGGCCGCCGACCGAACCTCGGGCGAGCCAGGTTTTGTTGCCCTTGCGGGTGCCGGGAGCGTACAACCTGAGCGACACCGGCTGGCCTCCACAAGCGCCGCAATGTCCTGATCCGTCAGAACGATACCCCGGCCGATGCGGGCCGGCAAGATACCCGCATCGTTAAGGCGACGACGGATCGTCCGCGGATGCACGCCGCACGCCGCCGCGTATTCCGCGATCGGCGTCACTTCCGCCGCTTGGCAAGCTTCGAAAGCGTCAAGGCCAAGCGAGCCCGCCGGCCGGCGGTGCCGGGATCGTGCTGGTGCTTCTCCGCGTATTCGTGCACCGACATGCCGGCGGCCTTGGCGGCACGGGTTTCCGCCCCCGGATGCTTGATGGCCTTCTGGATGAAATGCTTTGCGCTCATTTCCGTTTCCTCACATGACGGGCCAGTTTCGAGATGGCCCGGCCGGCATCGGTGCGGCGAAACTCCCGCGCCACTGAAATCGGAGGCGGCTTCTTGCCCTCGGCGCGCAGCTTGCGCTGGCCGTACTGCGTCGAGGCCAATGCCATCAGCCCCGCCTGTGCCTGGCTCTCGCTGGGCATGGCTTACTGCGGCACGCCCGCGATGATGGCGGTCAACGCCGCCCACTCCCGCTTCGCCGCCGCGTCGCCGCGGTTGAGCCGGGCGATGAATTCCTGATCGGGCTTGCCCATCGGGCCGCCGTTGGCCGGAATGCCCGTCAGCTCGTAGCGACGCTGCAACGCTTGCTCGCGGGTCATGGCACCCCCGACGCCGCCGCCCACGCCAGTGCCGCTGACAAACTTGTCCTCGCCAAGCCCCTGGCCGATCACGCGGAACATCTCCATCGCATCGTTCAGGTGCGCGTGGCCGCCCTCGACAAGCGCCTTGACCGCCTTCGCCAGTCGGCCGTCGCCGCCCATCATCTGATCGAGTTTAGCAACCGCCTGATTGGCGATGAATTCGTTGGCGGCATAGTTGTTCCCCCACGACTGCTTGAGCGCCGTCATCGCCGCCTCGCGCGCCGCCGTCGCCTCCGCATCCTCCGCGGCACCCTTGCCCTCGATCCATTTGAACAGATCGGCCGCAAGCCCCGCGGCGGCTTCCTTGGTGAGGCCATACTTCGACGCGCTCGACCGCAGAACGCCGGTGAAATCGGCCGTCAGGTCGGGGTCTCCGAAGTCCACGCCGTCGAAGGCGTATTCCTTCGGATCGGCCGGCGCACCGAGGCGCTGATAAACCGTTTTCCAGGCCGCCTCGTCGCTCGCGTCCTTGGGCAGCCGCAAAAGCTGCTCCGGCGGCACGCCGAGAAACTGCGATGCCTCACGGTGCGCCTGCGCCGCGGCCAAGGCGGCGGCAGCCGGATCGAGCTTGTCCCAGCCGCGGTTTTGCAAGTAGCCGACAAGCGCCGGATCGGCGTTGGTGCCGTACCACGGAGCGACTGGTGCCGTTGCCACGTTTCCGGTCGGGTTGACGGCGGTCGTCGTGTTGGCAGTTTCTTCGGCCATGCGTTACTCCTTCGGTTGGTCGGGGTACTTCCCACCCCATAGATCGAACAGTTCTTCCTCGCTCAGCTCCATAAGCTGAACGAGACGCAGGAAGACCTCGCGGCGCCCTTCGAGCGCGGCGTGAACGCGAGGATCGAGATGAAACGTCGTCTGGCCGGCTCGGCAGAACTGCGCTAGATCGGCCAGGAGGATCGCGCCGGACGGCGACCGCAGCAGCAGCTTCGCGGCGCGCTGAACCTCGCGCACATCGTCGGCGGTGCGGCGCCAACGCAACAGGGGCGTCGGCAGATACCGGCGCCCGGTCATCTCAGCCCCATCATCTGCCCGAGGACAGGCGCCGGGATGCCGCCGCCACCCTGCGGCGCAGCCTTCGCCGCCACCGCCTGCGCCTTCATCATGGCCGCCTGCGCCGGCGCCGCCTTGATCTGCTGCTCCGTCTGCTGCGCCTTGAGCCGACCGCGCTGCTTGGCCGCAATCTCGGCCTGCGAAGCGAGCCAGTCTTCCGGCACCGACTGGATATCGGCGAGCCCCGGACCGGCACGATCGAAGGCGATGAAATCGAGCAGCGAAGCGTCGCCCGTCGCCTGCGCCGCCGCCTGCATGGTTTCGAGGGTTCGCATGAACCCGGCCGCTTCCTGCGCCCGCGCCGCTTTCGCCAGCGGCGACGTGTAGATCGGATGGTACTCGCCCTGCCCGGCGGCTATTGCCTCGCGCAACTTTGGCGGCATCGGCGGCAGAAGCCGCTGATACATCAGCTCGTCCAATTCGCGGTCAATCAGCGGTCCGAGGAATTCGGCCTGGCGCCCGAGCGTCGGGGCCAAAAGGATGCCTTTCTCGTTGACGCGCTCGATGACCTCGGTGGCGCTCATGTTCGAGCGTTCCTCAAGCATCTGGAACAGCGAGACGAGAAACAGATCGTTGATGATGTTGCGCTCTTCCTCCATCATCTCCTTGGTGATCTGTATATTGCCGATCGGTAACGGCTGAACGATCAGCTTGCCGTCGCTGTTGACGCCGCCGGGGTTCACTGCGCCCGGCGTCAGGTTCACCGCATCGGCGAGCCCGTCGTCGCCGGTGAACAGCACCGGGTCGGCTGTGCGATGGCCGATTTTCAGGAAATCGCTTTTCTCCGCGTTGAGGGTTTTCAACGCCGGCAGCGCAAGTTGCGCCGGCCCACGCCCGTAAGTTTCGCCGGGAAATTGCAGATAGCGGCCGACGGCCATGGGGAAGGTGCGATAGCCGCCTTCCCGCACCAGCGTCCGCGAGGCGACACAGACGTAGTACGACGCCCACGGCATCGCTCGGTGATCGAGCCGTTCAGGATCATAATCGGTACGCGGGCAGACGCGGTGGAAGAAGTCGTAGAGGATTTGCGAGTTCTGCATCAGCGCCGGCTTCAACACCGGCGGAAACGCCTCGGGGCCGAACATTTCGAGCGCTTGCACGGCCGTCAACTTGAACCATCGGATGAACCCGATCGGCACGCCTTGGTGGTTTTCGCGCAGATAGACCTCGCCGACCGGCAGCGATTTGTACCGCAGTCCTTTTTCCGGGCCATGCGGCCCCGAGAGCCGGTCCACGAACATATAGTGATTGCCGAATGCGCCGAGGTTCACCCAGCTTGCGGGAATTTGTCCGATGAACCCCGAGGCGGCCTGATAGCGGTAGCGGAACATCGTCCGCGTCGCTTCGAGGAACCACAGGCGGCAGGCGCGATCCTTGTTGAGCGAGGGATCGAGCGACGACAGCGTGTGCCAGATCATGTTGGCCGGAGTGCACAAGCTCTCGACGATCGCGCCGAACCGCGAAAGCGCGAGCATGCCGGTCGTATCGACCTGCATCTCAGTCTTCTTCATGCCCGGCCATAGGAAACTGAGATAACGGAACGTGTTCCGCATCGACGGCATAATCAGAGATGCCGTTTCCTCCCACTGCGCCTCGAAATTATACCGCATCAGCGCAAGCTGAGAGTGTTCGCGGAACGTTTCCTCGACGATATCCTGCTCATACGCCGATTGAATGCGCGGCGTCTCGGGGATCGCGGCAATCAGCGCGTTGAGACTCACTACTGCATGCCTCCGGCGGCGCCGTTGGTGCCGGCGAGCCCGAGCAGCGACGCCGCGGTCAAACCGGTTCCGGCCACCTGTGCGTTCCGCATCAGCTTCTTGCGGCGCTCGTTGGTTTCGTCATCGACTTGCTGGTGCAACGCCTCGCCGGTAGCGAAGTCCCAAGCCGAAGGAATGGTAGGGTTTGGCGAAGCCATCGGCTCTCACTGGTAAAATCCCCGCCAGCTTTACTTAAGGCCGGCGGGGAAGGGGCCCATACCTATAAGTTCCGTTGCGGCCCCGGCCTGGATGGAGGCGTGCACCGAGGCAAGCAAGGAACCGGCCGCATATATCATCGCAACTGCGATCTGTCAAGATCAAAAGTAGGGGAAGTCCTCGACACCCTTGGCGATACGAACGCGCGGGCGGCCCGCAAACCGATTTCCGAGCGGGATGGCCCGAGCGAACCGGCGCATCATGTAAGCGTAGCGAGCAGCGCTCAAAACGTCGTCGCGAAGGGGGACGATCTGGCCGTTCTTGTAGTGGTAGGTCGAGTTTTCCTGGAACCACTCGTGGCAATTTTCACACACCTTCCACCGGCCCGCCTGCATCAGCGTGTCAATTTCGGTAACGCTCGCGTAGAGCGACGTGCCGCCGTCCGGCGATGTGGCATGCTCGCGCAGCATATTGAGCCCCGGCATCCCACCGACGGAAGTCCCCCACCGACCGCGCCGGTAGATTTCGGCCAGTTCGACGCCACTGCTTTTTTCGCGGTTGTGGCCGTCATGCGGCCAAGCGACCGGGACGTTCGGCGCG